CAGCACCGGCAGAATGAAGTCCCGCACGATGGAGCTGGTTCCGGACATGCCTTCGCCGTAGCGGGAAAGCGCGCGGTGCGCGGCCTGCAAGCGCGAGTCGCCCCAGCCGTTGTTCTTCGAGCGCAGTCGGTCGGGGACGTCCTCGCCGTCAAACACCAGCACGCGCGAACGATGAACCTGAAACAGCCGCCCGCCAATCGGCGTTACCCTAAAGCGCTCCGGCATCTGGAAGTACCGGCTGCGCGGATCGTCGCTGATATCGGCGGCCGTCCAGGTCACTTGGTGGCGATCGTAGACGATCAAGTCGGACACCCCGCGTACGCGCCCCTCGCGAACAGGCTGCGACAGATCAGGCGATCCGTCATCGACCAGCATCACGATAATGCTGCCGCCGTACAGACCGGCCCAGCGCAGCGCCTTGTTGATCTTCTGCTTGGCGCGCAGGCGCGACAGGTCCGCCTGACGATCATCGCCGCCGTCACCCTGAATCTGCACCCACTCGCGGGTCATTTCCTCGGCGGGCAGGTCAACAATCCGCCGGCCAATGCCATCGCTACGGTAAACCGCTTCAACGTAGTCGCGGGTCAGCTCCGCGTCCAAGCGCGCCGTGGTATGCTCTGACGGATCGCGCGCGGTGCCGGCGCCGGATAGCAGGTTCTGCCACCCGTCCTCGCGCGGCTTGCCCTTGCGACCGTACGGGTTGCGCACTTCGCCTTTTTTAATCTGTCCCATTTACGCCGCCTTTTCGGGGATGTATGCCGCCATCATCCGCGTTTAATGGGCCGCTGTCTAGATCGCTTGCGGCGCGGTTTGTCCTCGTCAGGCGTCCTGATCCGGGCATCCACGCGCACCGGGGCGCCGTCGCTGGTTCGTTTTACCATGTGGTGAGTCCTTTTATTCCCATGCCTTTGCTCTTAATCATCGGCGCCAAAGCGTATCGTATCGCGTCGATGTAATGGTTGTTGGCGTCAACCACCTGCGGCAGAACATCGCCGGTGTTCCTGTCCGTCTTGTAGCTGTACAGGCGCGCCTCTCGCATCGTTTCCTTGCATCCCGGGTGGATGACGATGGCTTTGTAGCTGCGCAAGTGCTGAATGCCGTCCTCTATACTGCCAGCCCATTTGGGCGCGGATTCAATTCTTGGCAACCCATGGCGGCGCAGATAGCTGGTGGACTCTGGCCGGGCGTTGTCAGCGCGAATGACGTAACGGGTCGCTTCCGGCATTGCCGAGGTGACCATTCCCGCCGTGTCGTCTAACTCGACGCCTACGCCGCCGCACTCGCGCCGGATGTATAACGTATCGTCATGGATGTAGCACTCCACCGCTGCGGTCGGATCGTTAGCAAAGCCGTAGTCAAGGCCGTAGTACGGGCCATCCCACCCCTTCTGCGGGTCAAATTCTCGAACCTCAACCTTTCCATGCAGGACTTGGGCGTCGCTGTTTTCTAGGTATGCGCCTTCCCAAACGTGGGAGTAGGTTGAAAGGTCCATCCGTTTCAAGTCGTGCTGGCGCTCGGCTTCCAGCACGGGAGGGAACCATGGGTTGTCGCCATAGTTCAGCTTTGCGATCAAAGCGTTGTCGGGCGGCTGCTTGACGAACCGCTGGTCTACGGGCGAGCCATCCGCCCTAGGGTTCCAAATGACCCACACTTCGGAGCGTTCAGCGCGAACGGTTGGCAAAAGATCAAGCCAGGAATGCTCCGGCACGTCCTCGGCTTCCTCAACGACAACCAGGTCGATGCTGGCCATGGACTTAATCGCCGTCATGTTATGTCGCAAACCACGAAACAGGAACTCGGTGCCATTGCGGCCGCGGATGTAGGACTCGCCAATTTCATAGTGTTGGGCCAGCCAATCGCGCGACCGAATAGCGCCGCGAATTTCGGCGTACATGGACTCTTTAATGCTGACCTGGAGTTCACGGGTGGCCAGTATGCGCAGCGGTTCAGCGTAGCCCCACACGGCGGCCATCAGCGCGAACGAAAACGACTTGCCAGAACCACGGCCACCATAGGCGCCGCGATACCGGACAGCGCCACGGGGTGGCGTGAATACCGGCAGCAATTTGGGCGGCAGTTCAACCCGCGCTTTCGTCATCGGGCCCAGTGATCTCGATTTTGGTCGGACTCATGCTACCGTCGCTGCTGGTTACATCGTGGTGGTTCGTTTCTCGCCACTGCATACGGGTCTTGGCCCAAAACATAGCGGCACGCACGCAATCGGAATAACTGGCCCCATGGTCGACCGCCTTCCCGCTGGCCGCGTTGTACAGAAACCGCGCCACGGTTGCGTCAGCTTTGGTCTGCGCCGTGGCCAGTTCATCGCTGTAATGCTTGCGCAGCGTTTTGGCGTCGATGCCGATATAGGTAGCGATCTGCTCCTGCGGCACGCCGAACGACTTGAGCGCCGACACCTCGGCGCGGCTTTGCGGTGTTGGGTCATGCGGATGGCGTGGCATTAGTAACCTCGTCGAACGTCTTGCCCGTTTCCTCATGCACGGCCTTCTGGCCGGTGAAGTCCTGCCAGCGTTTTATGATGACGTCGCAGTATTTTGGATCAAGTTCCATCATGCGGCAGTCGCGGGCTGTCTTTTCGCAGGCGATTAGGGTGGAGCCGGAGCCGCCGAATAGGTCAAGCACCTCATCGCCCTGCTTGCTGTTGTTTTGCAAAGCGCGCTGCAAAAGCGAGACTGGCTTCATGGTCGGGTGCAGCCCCTCTCGCTCAACGGGATGACGCCATATCGTCTGCTCTTTTTGCCCACCATACCAAGCAGGGCTTTTGCCAATTTTGTGGCAATACAAAAACGCCTCATAATTTGGCTTGTATTGCGCGCCCATAGCATGAAACCCAACGTTACCCTTGTCCCAGATCAGCCAATTTCTGACCTCCAACCCGACACCAGACAGACCAGCTAAGGTCTCTGCCGATCTGTTTATGGCGAAGAAAATATACATGGCAGCGCCATCTTTTGAAAAAGCAGATGCACAGGATATGCTATCAAGGAAAAGCTGCGCTAAATCATCGCCGCGCAAATCGTCTGCCTTGATCATTTCAGCGGAATTCTTGCCAGCCTTTTTTCCTGATGAATACATACTGCCCTTTACGCCGACAAAGCTGACGCCATAAGGTGGATCAGTCAAAACCATGTCCGCCTTGCGCCCATCCATCAGCCGCTCCACCGCGTCAATGCTGGTGCTATCCCCGCACATCAGCCGATGCCGCCCCATCACCCAAACATCACCCTCAACCGTCACGGGCTGCTCGGGCTCATCAGGCACCGCATCCTCGTCGGTCAATCCTTCGCCCGGTTCAGGCTCCGGCTGCAATGCGTCAATCTCATCCGGCGTGAACCCGGTCAAGTCAAGATCGAACCCGGCCTCTTCCAGCTCGGCAAATTCAACCCGCAACATCTCGTCATCCCAGCCCGCGTCCAGCGCCAGCCGATTGTCCGCGATCACATAAGCCCGCTTCTGCGCCTCGGTCAAGTGCGCGGCCTCAACCACCGGCACCTCGTCCATGCCCAGCTTCTGCGCGGCCATGATGCGCCCGTGCCCGGCAACAATTCCGTTGTCGCCATCGGTAATGACCGGGTTCAAGAATCCGAACTCCCGAATGCTCGCGGCGATCTTGTCAATCTGCGCGTCGCTATGGGTGCGGCTGTTCCTAGCGTATGGCACCAAGGCGTTGACCGAGGCCTGTTTATACGCGGGAAAATCCATCATCTATCTCCAAAACAACGCATGAAGCGCACCAGCGCTTTCGCGTGCTGGTCGCCGTATGCCTTCCAGTGTACCAGCATCAGGTACGCACCCAACGCGGTGCCCACCGGCGGCCAGAACAACAATGCCACTGCCCCTGCCAAGTAAACGCCCTGCGCCATGCCGCCCACGGCTCGTCTGTACCATGGGGTGGTTTTACGCATAGCCTAGTTCCTCCCTGCAAGGCGCACACAACCCGCCTACCAGCCTAGCGCGATGCTCTCCGCATTCGTCACACTCACCAGGCTGTCCCGGCACCATTGCCGGACGCGGTGCATTCAGCGCGGCCTGCCGCAGTTCTTCGGCGCGCTCGTTGGCGATGTCTATTTCGTCAGTCATTAAACATCCCCATGACCGCCTCGCCGCTCCAGTAAACAACCAATGGCGCCAACCCTAACAGAACCGAAAGCCATAACGGTGACCCGCCCGTTGCCGCAAGGCCGCCAATCGCCAGCCCGACAAGCGCCGGGATGCTCAGTGCTTTAATCATACATGCCTCCAAGTTTCATAGTTCACGGCTTTCCACACGGCGCCGTATGATAGCCCCGTCAGCCGCTGCAACGCCAGCACGGATTCACCGGACTGGTGCCGGCGTCGCAGTTCCACGACCGCGGCCTCGTCAAGCCGGGCCTGCGGCAGATCGGTGCCGCGCTTGTTCGCCTCAACGGGCACGCGGCGGCCGGTCATGACTCGCCCAGCACCCGCTCGATGTACCAGCGTGCTTTGCGCAACGACTCGTCGCCACCCTTGTGCCGGTAGCGCCAAAGATATTTGATGGCGTTGAGAATGCGGAAGTCATGCCCATCGGCGGCGAGCTGCTCGAGCACTTCGATGCACTCAATGCCGCCCTGGTTCGCGTAGTGCGCGGGGTGGTCAACGGTGTCGGCAGTTGTAAAGCGATCCTTGATAGCTGCCGGCCGAGCGACCAGTGAATCCTGCCAGTCGATAGCGGCGCCGCCGAAATCAGGGGCTATACGCTGCCGGCTTTGTGAAAGCCACACGCCCCAATCAATCGTAGGTTTTTCTTCAAACCAATACGCTTCTCCGTCATCATCCATCGCCCAGTAGTTCGCCCACTCTGGCGCCTGCGACCAATCTACATAAAAAGCAGAAGCCTCCTCATTAGCATTCCTAGCGCAAAGGGATTCTCGGAACTGGGTTGCTGGGAAAATGAAGTTTGGGGCTTTCTCTACCAACCCGTTTTCACGATCACTCCAGACTGCATAGAGTGCGTCCTCACGTAAGGTAGGCTTATTCTCAAACCAGAAAGCGCGCCCATCATCATCCATAGCCCAAAAATTAGCCCACTCCGGCGCTTGAGACCAGTCAACAGCCCTCTCGTCCACCGCCGGCCCAACCGTGCGCGCGTGCCGCCGCAGCGCGGCCATCGCATCACCGGCCCGCTCGTCGCGCACTTTATCTATGCGACGTTTAATTGCTGCCTCGCGCCGCTCCTGATCTTCGATCTCTAGGTGGTGCATGTCATAGCCTCCTTGATTACTTCTGCGGCGTTTTTGGATAGCTTTGAATTTTGTATTTCAAAGCCGCAAGCGCATCCCGGTTGAATCTTTTTGGACCCGTCAACCACAAATAGCGATGTTTTCTAGGACGCTCCTGTAAGTAAAAGTCGTCACCCCATTCCTCGCGAACCCGATTGGCTCGGTCAGGCTTGCCACGGTACCTGTCTGCAATCGTCTGACCATGCAAATGCTCCTGTCCGCGCACTTTCCAGTCCGTTCTCTTTGCGGACAACCCTAGATAATAAGCGTTGCATGCTTGATACACATACCCAGTATGGCCCTGAGAACAATCCGCAAAGCTAATGACTATTCGTTCACGGGGCAACATATTAAGACTTCTCCCGACTAGCATGCTTGCTTCGTTATGACGGTTTTCGCTTAAGCATAGACGGTTCAACTCTAAGATATGTCTTATGTACCTGTCACCCGCTATACCGCGGCGCAGCGGGGCACTAGGTGGCGTGCCGTATGTAACTACTCCGACTAATAATCCGTCCAAAAAAAGCCCGAAAGCATAACTGATGCTTGGCCACCTTCTTGCGTAGTGGATTTCTAGCACAAACGGGGCGCACTCGTTGCGAGTGATTGGTTTTACAGAATAAGTCATACATTATAAACTTTGTTATGATAGCGCATGTCACTCTCCATCCACATGCCGCCACTTCCGGCGGGTGATGATAGCTCTGATCGTGCTCTTATCGACTTGAAACTTCTCCGCGATCTCGCGCTGGGTCATTCCATCAGCATGCAGCGCCCGGATAATCGGAATGTCATCCTGCTCCAGTCGGCAGCGGCCTTTGCGCTCGCCCTGTACGGCGGATTGGGTGGTCATGAGTTGCTCCTGTTTTAGCGCGCAAACATTGAACCACCTAGGCCAATGCAACGCAACCCCAACAACGCCTAGTAAACGCCTAGCTTCAAGTGACTAACCCTTTCCTTCTCGTAAGAGATTGATTTTTCTAAATATTTGTTAAAGGGATTACGGTTAGTACGGTTAGTCTAGACACAACACTTTTACCCCGTTCTCTTTTTTAGAGTCCGGGGTGATCCGTGGATCCGTACTAACCGTTCGATAAGTCGTTGATTCGGCGGGGATTAAGGGGTAGTCAAATCCGGTGATCCGTCTGCTACCCGTTGCCGAAAAACGCCGCGTTATCAGGCGCTTGCGTCCAACATACCGCGCCCACTGCCCGTGTCAACAGTGTTCAATCCTTGACCCCGCCAAGCCGGATGGGCACAATCCACGGGCACTGCAAAACAGGAGACCCCGCACCATGATAAGCCGCGAGCAAATCCGCCACGAGCTGGCAGACCGCAACGTGATGAAGGTCGCCCGCGCCACCGGGCTGCACTTCCAGACCATCCGCCGCGTTCGCGATGGCCAGTCGCGCATGTCCGATGACACCCGCGAGCGCCTTTCCGTTTACCTCACGGAGCGCGCATTCAAATGATGCAGTACCGCGAATGCCTCGAAGCCGGTATGCGCGTGTTCGCCCTATGGCCCCTGACCGCCGACGGCCAATGCGGTTGTGGCGACCCGACGTGCGACGCCGCCGGTAAGCACCCCCGCGCGAGCAACTGGCAACACACCCCGCCCTGGTCTGAGGATCAGATCGAAGTCATGGAGGAAATGGATCAGTTCGCCACCGGCTATGGCGTTCTGGTGTCCGGCGGATGGCTGGTCATCGACGTGGACGAGCGCAACGGCGGCGCGGATTCCTACGCAAAGCTGTTGGATGACCACCCCGAGGTGGCCGGCGCCGGGATGATCGTGCGCACTGGTAGCGGCGGACAGTCCAAACACCTGTATTTCCGGCTGCGTGAAGATGCCGCGATGATGCAGCACCTGGACGCCTACCCGGGGATTGACTTCAAATCCACGGGGTTCGTTGTCGGGCCGGGCTCGCTGCACACAAGCGGCCAGAGCTACGAAATCCTGACCGGGAGCCCCTACGATGTAGACGAAGCGCCATCGTCGCTTGTGCAGGCGCTCACGAAGCCTGAGCGGCATCGTGCGTCGGTTAACGGAACCCCGGTGGACGTAGCGGAGGCGGACATTGCCGCGATGTTGGAGTACGTTGACCCTGACTGCGACCACGAGACGTGGATACGCTGCGGCATGGCGATCCACCACGCGACGAGCGGCGCCGGGTTTGCGGTGTGGGATGACTGGTCGCAGCGTGGGGAGAAGTACCCCGGCCGCGACGTTATGGACAAGCGCTGGCATTCCTTTGGTAAGGCGGCCAACCCGGTGACGTTCGGAACGCTCGCGCACCACGCTGAGGCCGGCGGGTGGATTGCGCCGGTGGAGATCACTGACGAGGTGCATATTGACGCGCCGAGTGCGCCGACGCTGGACACTGAGCAGGTTGACCTGCTGCGCCCGCCGGGGTTTACCGGGCGGCTGGCGAAATGGATCAACGACCGCAACCGCCACGCGCGCGAGCACCTTGCCGTGGCGGCGGCGCTGGGCACGGTGTCAAGCGTGGCTGGGATGCGCTACCGCGACCCGCTGGATGGGATCACGCCTAACGTGTTCCTGTTCGGCGTGTCGGGCTCGGCCACGGGCAAGGAATCCGTGCTGAAATCCCATCAGGAGCTCCTGCGCGCGGCCGGGGTGTCGCCGGCGGTGCATGGCGGGATGAAATCGGAGCAGGAAATCTACCGCAATTTGGTCCGCCACCAGGCCGCGCTGTACGTCATGGACGAGCTCGGTGAGCAACTAGCGAAAATCCAGAACGCGCGCACGAAAGGGACGGCCAGCTATCTGGAAGGCATCGTCGGCACGGTTATGTCGCTGTACTCCAAGGCGAACAGCTACGCGCTTGTGACCGGCGATCTGCAAGAGGATATCCGCAAGCAGTTGCAACAGGAGGTCGCAGCGGTCAACAAGCGCATGGACGAGCGCGGTGAGAACGAGGCCGACCAGCACTCACTGGCGCGGATCACGCGCCAACTGGACACCATCGACCAGGGGATTGAGCACCCGTATCTGGGAATCTTCGGGCTGACCACGCCCGAGCGGTTTGACGCCATCATGGACTTCGACATGGCGGTGAACGGCTTCCTTGGCCGGGCGCTGATCTTCCGCGAGCGCGAGGACAACCCGCGATCCAAAAAGCGCGGCGAGGTGCTGCGCGGTGACGTGCCGGATGACATGGCGGCGACGCTGCAAAACCTGTACGCGCCAGGGCGGTTTGACATGCAGGGCTCGCGCGTTGAGCGGATCGGCGAGGTGGTGGAAATCCCCACGCGGCCGGACGCGGAGGCGATGCTGGACGAGGTGGAGGAATCGTTTTGGGGGATGGCCGAGGATGCCAAAAACGCCACCGGGCTGACGCCAATCCCGCGGCGCGGGTACGAGCAGGTGGCGAAGGTGTCCATGATCCTTGCAATCCCCGAAGGCCTGCGCACCGTTGAGCACGTCCGCTGGGCCTATGCCCTGGTGAAGCGCGATATTGACGAGAAGATGAAGCTCGCGCATTCCAACTCCGCCGTGGACAAGGTGGACGCGATGGCGTCGGCGATCATGTCCACGGTGACGAGCGAGCACGGCGAGACGGCCGGGCGCATTCGCAACCGCCTGCGCAAGTATCGCCGCGAGGATGTTGAAAAATGCCTGGACAAGCTGGTACAGGCTGGCCACCTGCGCGCCGAGGAAATCCCGGCCGGGCGGGGCAAGACAACGATGAAGTATTTTGCGACCGATAAATGATTGACAGCCCCGAGCAAGGGGCGTAGTCTCTCAACTGTCCCGATTGGTTGGGACAAGCCCCGGGCGAACCGGG